AGATTGTCTATCCCTCTATAAACCACTATCTGATCCCTTACATAAAGAGAAGCCCTAGTAATGGGCTAACCCTTTATTTCTTTTTTCTAATTGTAGCTACAAAATCAAATTGAAAACTCAGGTTCTAAGGGTAACTACTGATAGGGTTTTGGAGCAGCTAATGGAATCAACAACTTGCGAGAGTTGGCACGATTCTTTCACGCTATATATGTGAAAGGGTCAGAAATTGGCTCTCTCTTTCATCAACTCAATAGGCGTAAAAAATGAACTACTCAGATACAGAAATAGACCGCATTGTTAGATCAATGGCTTTAGGCACTCATGGAAGCTTTGCAAGGGCATTAGGTGAGGCTTTTATGGTTGCTGACTCTAACAACCAAGAAATCATCCTTGAATCGTTTAGTGCCTTGTTTTCCAAGGTTGCACGATTCTTAGATATTGAGGAGTAATCAAATGGATAAAAATACCTCCAAATTTATTAGCACAATCAATTGGATCTCTCATGTATTAGGTGAGGATATTAGATATAAAGAAATTGATTACAAGCAAAGACTAATTGAAACCCAGAAACAATTAGAGAAAGCTTTAGAAGATTTTACGAATGATCATTTAAATAGAAAGTAAATAATGAAAACAGTTATATTTGAAGCTATTTTTGGCATCATCCTTTTTTGTGCAGCAATTGCCTTAATGCTTGCTTATTTTGATGTCCTAATCCCTTAATCTTTTTTAATAGGTGTAAATAATGATTAAATCAAAAGCAAAAGACAAAAGACATCCAAAGATTATTAATGAATGGATGGTTTATGAAGGCATAAACGAAATTAATGATGTATTTGGGGTATTAATTGCCCTGAAATCTTATATTAGAAGCGAAGATTTTAATAAATATCATGCAGAAATGATTGTCTCTTCTGTTCAATCATTGTTGTGTCATGGTACTGAGACAATTGAAAAATGGATGGATATAGAGGAGGAGGTTAAATGAAACTAGAAATCATTTCCACTGGTGGAGGTTTTAATGGTTTATCCATGCCTCATCCATTGGGCAAAGATTATGGTTATTTTTTAATAACCGATTCATCAGGAGAGCAGCCACCAATTATTGGAGGCAAAGCCATCATTGGATGGTATACAAGTGATTCTGAATTTTTAGGATATTTAGACATTCAACAATGGGATGGTTTGCCATCCTAATCAATCAACATTTAATAGGCGTGAATATGTATAACCCTTACAAATCAATCATAAAAAAAGATGGCCTCATTTATAAAAAGCTTTTAGGCACTGCTTCTACAAAGACAGTAAAAGGCGAGAAGATGGGTTTCTTAACTGCCATCCTCTACCTAACCCCTAATGATGATCTTTGCCCACTTGCAAGGCTTGCTGGCTGCATGGAAGGATGCCTCTACTCATCAGGCCGTGGCGCTTTTAATTCAGTACAGAAGGCAAGGCAAGCAAAAACTGAGTTTTGGTACACCCAACAAAAAAGCTTTTTGTTTTCCCTTTGTGCAGATATTTGGGAATTGCAAGAAAAGGCAAGTAGAAATAATCAAAAGCTTTTAGTTCGCCTTAATGGAACCAGCGACATCCTTTGGGAGAATTACGAGGTTATCCCAAATAGGACAATTTTTAATTTATTTTGTAATGTCCAATTTTATGACTATACAAAACACCCATCTAGAAACTTGGAAGGCAAAACTGTAGGCAATTATGATTTGACCTATTCATTCTCAAGCATTACCCCAAAGCCAATATCTATTAAAGGATTAACAAATCCTGATAACTCAAGAGTAGCAGTAGTTTTTCAGAAAAAAGAGGATATTCCCTCAAGCTTTAGATCATGGGAAGTAATTGATGGGGATGATACTGATGTCAGACATATTGAGCCGAAAAATGTAGTAGTGGCTTTATATGCCAAAGGCAAAGCAAAAAAGGATCAATCTGGTTTTGTTCAAATTAAGGGGCTGCACTATGAGATGTGATTACAAAACTGAATTTAGATATTTTGATTTTGAGATCCCTCCATTACCAGAGGGTTTTGTAGATATGTCATGGATTAACAATATTTGCCCATCGTTTGAGAGACAATTGAACGAAACTCAAATTGTCACTTTATGGGTAAATTATAAAAATATGAAAAGAAGAGAAATAAAAACAAAACAGTTTTTTATAACAATTGAAACTATTGATGAAATGGATCACGTATTAATTTATGAAACTGATTCATGGAAAGTAATTAATAATCAGATCAATAAACTATTTAAAAAGGCCAAATAATGAATAAGGTATTTATATTAACTGAAGAGGGTGATATTGTGGCAGTTTTCTTTACAAGAGAATTAGCTATTAAATGCGCTAAAGAAAATGAAATAAGAAATTTTCATATTCAAGAATTTAACGTGAGGGTTAAATGATGCACGATATTAGAGAACAAATTAATATTATTTGGGAAGCTTTGCATTCTTATAGAGAAGATTGTATCCCTGAGAGTGATCCAAGTTATAACGAGGAATGGGAGGATATTTGCCTAGCAATGGCAGTTATTCAAGAGCAGTTAGGCGAGGAGGAGGAGCTAGATAATGCAGCATAATAAAATTGGAGAAATGAAGGGCGCTATTGGTGTTTTATTATTAGATGCCTCTGATTTATATGAAGTAATAGATGAGCAAGATTGCGCTTATTGGGTTAAATCTTTAGATGATCCCGATTCAAAACCTCTTTGCATTTCACCCTCTCTCTTTTGGCAATTATTGCCCTCTCTCTGATCAGGGAATCCACAAAAAGGGGCTTTTAGCCTCTTTCTTTGGGCTTCTTAAGTTAGTTAGGGCTTACTTCATAAAATCTAAGATTTAAGCCATTTTTTGTAGTTGATGCATACCTACCATTGGAAAGTGAAAAAGTAAGCTAAAAACGGCCTTAAAATCGATTTTAGCGACATTCTGGACCACGACTCACGCACCAGTTTTCGCTGCTAAGTTAGTGAGTGCCAACTAACCTCTAGGATGTAAGTGAGTGCTAACTTACAAAAAACTAAGGGTTTACCCTAAAACAGGACCTTTTTAGAAAAAGTCGCATTTACTTTTTTGGAAGTTGATTTAACCAATTTTTCAAAGTTCAAAGTTTTTGAAACTTTTGAAATTAGAAAGGGTTTTCATTTTCAAACCTGGCAGAGAGAAGTCTTTGAATTGTGATGTTCAAGGCATCTATCTCGTCCATTTTCTTGATGTGCCACATTCTTTTCTGACCATGCCATCCAAGGGTAGAGTTAGTGTGGCAGTCCTGACATAAAGCTATGCAGGTGTACTGAAGACCTTGCTTAACATGGTGAGCCTCTGATGGTCCTGACGCATCGCATACTGAACAGGGAAGAGATTTCACCAGAGCTAGGTGTAGTCTTTCCTTGGCGTTCAGTTTGTTGTTCATTGGGTTGCCCTGACTTCCATTCTTGCTGAGTACTGGTTGGTTCTCCACACTTCCACCCTTGCTTGGGCAGCGGTCATCAACCAACGATACTTCTCTTCTTTCTCTACTGCGGCTCTGATGCCTTCTAGAATTTCTATGTATTCTTCATGGGCATAAGCAAAGGTTTCTTGTTTACCCAAGACTTCTGTCCCTGCCTGGCTCATCAGGTGAGCCTTCTTTGACTTGCGGAACTCCTCCAAGTACAGGCGATCCGCTTTCGCTTTTGCGTACAAGGGTGCGGTATCGATCAAATACTGAATTGCTTTGTCGGGGCTTATCTGGCTCTCCATGAATCAATCTCCAATGTTTTTCTGCTAAACGCCTAATTCCTTCGGACAGAGATCCATTCCCTGCCAAGGTCAATGCTTGTTCATGGATAGGCGCTACCCTTGCTCGGATAGTCCTACCCTCTTCGCTGATCTTCTTTCGACCAGCGCCTTTTCTGGAGCCGCCACGTTGTTTCATGGCTTGAATTATAGCTACAGAATCAAATTCTTTGTAATACGAATCTGATCGTGTCTCCATCATCCTCTTGGAAAACAACTTCAAAGTCTGCTTTGTAGATGTTCCTGAAGTCAGACATTGGGGTCTTGCCTACTTGTTTCTTGTACTCATTCTGGGATAGAAACACCAATTGTTCTAATTGGATAATCCTTGTGTGGCTTGGATCACCATAAGCCCAGACTGAGTTTCTGGATGGACAAGTCGCAAAGAAGTATCCATTCGGTTTAAGTAGTCTCCAGAACTCTGAGAACTGAGCAAAGAATAGTTTGTAGTCACCCTGTTGACCAAGATGCTCTAGCACCTCGTAGGCATGGATTTCGTCAAACTCTTGGTCTGGAAATGGCAGCGGAAGCTCCATCAGATCCCACACAACATCAGGTTTATGGTCCTCGTTGTAGTCCAAAGTGGTCAGGTTAGACCAATCTTTAGTGCCATCAGAGGCCAATCTTTTTCTGTGATCAGAGCCACAACCAATTAAAAGTTCTTTTTTCATTCTATTTCTACTACCTTATCGCCATTAGATTTAATGTAATTCTTTGTCTTCTGGATATATTTCTCAAACTCAGACCTGGAAATACTTCCCTGTTGGAGATCTGCATACTCAATCAGATCTCTAATGGACTTGATTCCTTGTCCATCCAAACCCATTTGCTTTGTATCTTGAAAGCGTAAAGCGGCCTTGTGAAGACTCTCTTGTGCTTTCTCACAGATAGGTAGCACTTCAGGACCCACCCCGCTCTTGCCCATCATTTCAGACAGATTAAGCACATCAACCAAAACTCTCCAATCATGGATAGTGCCTTGGCCTTTTGTCATAGCTTCTAGTGCGGAGTACTCAAGGAGTCTGAGTTTGTCTAGCTTGTCCCTCTGGGTTACTGATGCTCCGATTATCCCGTGCTGAATGGGATCGATCAGATTCCACATCTTGCGCTTCGTTCTTTTTCTCATTATCTCTGCCGAAAATGGCATCCCATCGGTTTGCGTATTCTTGATTGCTTACATTAAATGGTCTTGGAGAACTGCCCTTGCTCATTTTTTCATACCCCTTACAAAAGCACTAAAACTCTGTGCAGTATCACCAAATGACTTCATTAAACTGAACTCATGGGCAACCTCATCTAAAGTCTGGTTGCGTACTGGACAGTTCCTTCCTTGGGTACAGTCATAAGTGCAACAGTCCATGCCACTAGATTTGTTTGCTCTCAATATCTGTTTTCCAAGGTTACTGTTTTGCTCAACCATGTTGAAGGCTTCATCTTCCTCTGGAGTCCAATCAGTCATGTCTTCACCTGTAAAGATATAGGGATGTAAATACAAGCCTTGTCTTTACTGTTAATGACATGAACTGTCGTTTTATGCTCAGACAATGGCCTTTTGCAGTTTGCACACTTTGCATCAGGATGAGATGGTTTGCAATTTAGCATCATGGCTCAAAGTCCGATGTTTGTTTGTAATTACTTTTGTGCTCATGGAAACGCATTGCAGCTTCCATTTCAAGCTCTTTGAATTGTTTATCAGCGAACAATCCAATCACATCATGGCCTTTAAACAAAATCTCTTTGATGCCTTCGTTGTAAGTGCCATCTTCGTCTTTTTCGTACTCGTAGACTATTGTGACAAGCTCACTGCCTTCGCCTACCAATGTATTGAATTCCCAAGTTTGTTCCATGATTTACTCCTGTTAAAAAATTACACTTTATCAATTATTTTGTATTTTCATACTAGGACTTACCCTTAGATTAAGTCCTCTTTCACCATTACTTCTACTGCAGGTGTCTCTGCATATACCTTTGTGATGTGCAAACTCACTACTTGCTTGTCATCCAGATACACAATCCCGTTCATTCCATCTAAAAAGCACTTGGCAATGTTGTCAATGTCTGGCTTCTTTGTTGGCCTCTCAATGTTTGCCAAAGAATCTTTGCGCTTCTGCTTGGAGAACGATGTGGGTATTCCAACTCTGATGTAGATTGCTACTGTTACAGGCGTTTCTAGCGGCTCTGATGCACCCATTGCAGCTTTAGCCATCATCCTGATTTCGTCTTCGTAGGTTTTAGTTTTTTGTGGGGTATATGTAGACACAAAATTGCCTCGTTTAGCAAATCTGGGCCGTCCTTTACCTACTGGTTCTCCATAAACTGAGTACACAATCATCATTGTCATTTCAGGAGTTCCCATGCTGTGGCGGCACAGAGAGGGACTTGTCCATTACCAATGGCTTTAAGTCTGTCCACCCTAGCGTCCATCCCATTAACCACTCTACGAATATCGGGTTCAGTTGACCACCAGGTACTGTCGGCTCCATAAATGTTTTGTTCTTCGTAGCGCCCCTTTCGGCAGCGTAGTCCAATCTGTCCCTCAGTTGTCCTGTTTGACCCGATCCCTTGTAGTCTGTTGAGCATGGAGTTGGAAACATCTCCTTCGGTGGAGGATAGACCACTTGCTCTCTCAGAGTTGAGTGAGTTGTTCTGCCCTTCCTGTTGTTCTGGTATTGGCGTTCCAAGGCTTCTGGATTTCTTGCGGGTAGTCCATCCATTACTGTTGGAGTGAGCCACAATCCAGATTCTGTCCCTTTGGTGGTTTGCACCAACGTCTTTTGCTCCCACAATTCCCCATTTCGCATCAAACCCCATTGAGGATAAGTCTCCGAGAACGGCTCCAAGTCCCCTAGAAACGAGCATTGGTGAGTTCTCCACAAAGACGTACTCTGGTCCCACTTCGCAAATGATCCTCGCCATTTGTTTCCACATTCCTGATCGCTCTCCATCAAGTCCATCTCCTTTTCCTGCAATGGATATGTCTTGACAAGGAAATCCTCCCGAAATGACTTGAGCAACTCCTCTCCAAGGTCTTCCGTCAAAGGTTTGAACGTCATCCCAAATCGGGAAAGGCGGGAGAAGGCCGTCATTTTGTCGGGCGGCAAGTACGCAAGCTGCGTATGGCTCCCATTCAACGGCACAGACTGTTCTCCATCCGAGAAGTTGTCCCCCAAGTATTCCTCCACCAGCACCTGCGAATAAAGCCAACTCATTCAATTTGTCCTTCTTTCATTCTTGACATATAGGTCCTGACTCGATCTCTTGCTCCAGTTCCGTAGATTCTTTCGCAACGCTCAAGCCTGGCACGAACAAAATCGTTATCTCTGTTTGTTTGCCAAGTTCGGAATATCTCCCTTGCTTCGGCTTTCTCCAGAACAACTCTGTCGCCCTCATTGGATATGTTTTTTCGGCTGTATGCCATAGGGGTTTACTCTAGGTCACCAGTAAGCTCTAAAGCTTTGTTTATCAGGTGGAGAGGGTAAGGAACACCCTCTTTAACCTTGTCTAGCAGTCTCATTGCTTCAAAGTGGGACATTTTTTAGTTTTTTCTCTAAAACATAAGACCAAATAGCACCGCCAGAAACCTTGGCTACAAACTGAAGTGCAACAATTTCAGGCATCAAAACGCCAAACGCAATAGTTGGGAAAAGCAAAGAGTCAACGGCAGCGCCAGCAGTATTTGAAACATTGGCTCGTTTGATCCATGAGCCTGTGGTTTTTACAAAAACTGCCCAATCTACCAAAGCCGCCACTAAGAACGAGACCGCAGAAGCTACTGCAATCATTCCTGCCGCAGGGTTTAACAAATAGGTTAAAGCACCTGTTCCCAATATCAAGCCTCCCATTTGCCATGTTTTGAGTCGAACATGAAGCCAATCACGCAATGTAAGGTCTAATCCAATTAGTAAAAAAGCGTTTATTGGGCTGATTGCTGGCCCAAATGTAGCCACCAAAAGGTTTGCGGCAATCATTGCCACGGAATATGTAATTAAAGCAAAAATCATAAAAGTGTTTCCTGTTCCATTGGTTGATAAAAATTCCATTGAGAAGGGGCATTAAATGCCTCGATCCTAGAACGCATGACTTGCGCTCTTGCTTCCTTAGTTGGTGGCAAATAATTTCCATGCTTCCAATGCACATCAATACCAACATTTCTGCCAATATTTGTGCTGTCAGCTGATGAAAATGGTAATTTGGTGAAAATTGCAGGGTCTAGCATTCTTAAACCATGCAGTTTGCAAGCAGGTCTTCCCATGTCATCACAAATGACTCTCATGGCTTGACTCATCTTGACCCACCAGTTTGATGTTCCTACTGTAGAAAACTCCCCAGAGCTACCAATACAGACTCGCAAATAGGTGTTCGCAAGTTGTTCAAGTCTCTCAAGGGATTCATGCATATGCCAAACTGGTGCGCCAAACCATGTCGGCAGCGGGCAGTCTTTTAGCAAGGCATCGTTGTCTGCTTCAGTTCCATCAATAACGTCAGGAATTACCGCAAAGTCGCAAGAAGGGACTTTTTTGAGATTTAGTGACCAATCGTAGAAAGGTTGCCAATCTTGGATTGGATTCCCAGATCGCCAGGCAGAGAATGCTCCATTGTCTATCGCAAAGGACTGACACACCTCAATTGCTGTTGAAAGTTGGTCAGAATGAGCAAACGAAACAAACGCATGACCATTTTCAATTGCTTTGACAGAGGCTGTTAATGGAGTAATTGGCAAGCCGTGATAGTGGATCATGCCTTTCTCCTTAACTCAGCCATTTTTGCCAAAACTTCAAGCGGAATTGGTGCTGCTTTTTTGTCATCAGCCTTAATCTTTTCTAAAGCCGCATCAGGCTCATTTGATGGTGGAACTGTGACCCTACCAATGTCAGCAGGATTAAGTTTTGGTGCATTAGTGTTTCTCACCCAATTACGCCATGTAGCAAACCAATCTAGCTTCACACCTTTCTGACCAGCTTGGGCTATCCAATAATCTTTGAATTGATCAAAGGTTCTGG